GGTAGGTTTAATGATGTGTTTTTTGGAGAAAGATTTAATGAAGAAGATATTTGGGAATATCAAAAAACTTTAAAAAATGATTTACACCCAACAATGAAACCTATTCCACTTATTGAAAACGCATTAGGATATAGCAGTAAAATAGGGATGTTAATACTTGATTTATTTCTTGGTTCAGGCTCAACAATGGTAGCAGCACACCAATTAAAAAGAAAGTGCTACGGTATGGAACTTGACCCTAAGTATTGCCAAGTAATAATAGACAGAATGATGAAGTTAGATGATACATTACAAGTAAAGATAAACGGAAAAGAATATATACCTAATATCTAATAAATATAAAATATAATGAACGAAAGCGTACATATAAAAAAGAAAGCATTATTAAAGGCTTTAGAACAGACATTAGGAGTAGTAACAACAGCTTGTAAGAAAGTAGATGTAGGAAGAACAACCTATTATGATTGGATGCGAGATGATGAAGAATTTAATAAAAGCGTACAAGAATTATCTAATGTTGCTTTAGACTTTGCCGAATCACAATTACATAAACAAATAGCAGCAGATTCAACAGCAGCTACAATATTCTACTTAAAAACTAAAGGAAAAAGCAGAGGGTATGTGGAAAGGCAAGAAATAACTGGTGCTGATGGTATGCCTACAAACTTTCAAATAGAGATTATTGAAAATAAAAACTAACGTAGTATTTAAGCATTTACTACATTCAAAGAATAAAATAACAATAGAGCAAGGTGGAACTAGGTCCGGAAAGACTTATAACATTTTGCTTTATATTATTTTTAAGTACTGTTTAGAGAACACGAACAAAACTATTACAGTTTGCAGAAAGACTTTTCCTGCTGTACGTTCTTCTGTTATGCGAGATTTTTTAGATATACTAAAAGCACATAACTTCTATTTAGAGGAAGCACATAATAAATCTAACCACGAATACAAACTTAACGGAAACCTTGTAGAGTTTATATCTTTAGATCAACCACAAAAAGTTAGAGGTCGTAAAAGGAATTTACTATTTATAAACGAAGCAAACGAATTAGACTATGAAGATTGGCAACAGTTAATTTTCAGAACTGAAGATAAGATAATACTAGACTTTAATCCTTCAGATGAGTACCATTGGATTTATGATAAAGTAATACCAAGAAATGATGCAGACTTCTTTATTACCACTTACCTTGATAATTCTTTTTTAAATAAAACTATAAAAGAAGAGATTGAAAGATTAAAAGAAACAGATGAATCTTACTGGCAAATTTATGGTTTAGGATTAAAAGGAATATCTAAATCAACTATCTTTAATTATACAGAAGTAAACCATATACCACACGATGCGGAGTTTGTAAGTTATGGTGCAGATGCAGGGTATTCTAACGACCCTACAACACTTGTAAGCGTTTATAAGAAAGAACATAACCTTTATATCAAAGAACATATTTACCAAACACAAATGACTACTTTTGATATTGCTAAGAAGTGGAAAGAGATTGGTATTGAAAGAGAAACAATTTACTTTGATAGTGCAGAGCCAAGATTGATTGAGGAACTTAAAAGAATGGGTTTTAATGTACGACCAAGTTTAAAGGGTGCTGATAGTATTAATGCAGGAATTGACTTATTAAAACGCTTTAAAATACATATAGAGAAAGATAGTAATAATTGCATACAAGAATTTAGAAACTATAAATGGCAAGAAGATAGAAGTGGTAAAATGATAAACAAGCCAATTGATAAAAACAACCATACAATAGATGCTGTTAGATATGCAACGTATTCAGTTTTAAGTAAACCAAACTTTGGTAGATATGCTATCCAATAAAAAATAATAAAAACAACTATATACTTATATGAAAGTAGAATTAATTATACCTAATAGTTTAAATGAAATTACACTTGGTCAATATCAAGAATACATAAAACTTGATAAACTAACGGAAACAGAATTGGCTTATAAAATGATTGAAATTTTCTGTGGGTTAAAAGCGGATCATATCAGATTATTAAAAGCTAAAGATGTACAGGATATTGTTGCAATAATTTCTGTAATGTTTGAAGATAAACCTAGTTTGGTACATACATTTAAAATGAATGGTATTGAATATGGATTTATAAATAACCTTGATGAGATGAGTTTTGGGGAATATATTGACTTAGATACTTTTATAGGAGATTGGGATAATATTGAAAAAGCTATGGCTGTTTTATATAGACCAATTGAATTAAGGAAAGGTAGCAGATACCATATAAAAGAATACGGAGGTGGAGATGCGGACCATTTAAAAGATATGCCTTTAGACGCTGTAATGAGTTCTATACTTTTTTTTTACAATTTAGGGAACGAACTATGTCAAGTTATGATGAACTCTTTAACGGAGGAGGAAGACAAGAACTTACAAGAGTATCTCAATTCGGAGGGAAGTGGGGTTGGTACTCAAGCGTTTATGCTCTCGCTCAATCAGATATTAGACGATTTGAAGATATCACTAAATTAAAAATGCACGAATGTTTATTATTTCTAACTTTTGAAAAAGAGAAAAACGAAATAGAAGCATCACAAATTAAGAATAAGTTTAAATAAATTCAATGCAAGGAATTAGAGGATTTTACCAATTAACGGAAACTATTAAAAACCAACTTCTAGAGGATGTAAATTGTAATACAGTTACAACTGGAGATATTACAGAGGTTGATACATCTAAGCAAACAATATTCCCTTTATCACATATAATAGTTAATAATGTTACAACTGAGGAACAATATTTATCTTTTAACATTACAGTACTTGCAATGGATATTGTGGATGAAAGCAAACAACCAACATCAGATATATTTAGGGGTAACAATAACGAGCAAGATGTTTTAAATACACAGTTAGCTGTTTTAAATAGATTAACTATGATTTTAAGAAAGGGAGATTTATATAGAGATTTATACCAATTAGACGGAGTACCTAGTTGTGAGCCTTTTTACGAAAGGTTTGAAAATAGATTAGCAGGTTGGGCCTGTACTTTTAATATCTTTGTAAAGAACGATATTGATATATGCAATTAGAAAAAACAAGAGATGCTTTAAATAAGTTTGCTAAATACGTTGTTCAACAATCAAGGAGTAATCTTACTAAAAGCGATAAGAACGTTTCTAAGGAGCTCTACAATAGTATTGGGTACAAGTTAAACGTTTCTAAAAATAGTTTTGGATTAGACCTTGTAATGCAAGATTATGGAGTGTTTCAAGATAAAGGAGTAAAGGGTAAAACAAGTTCAGCTAAAGCACCTAACAGTCCTTTTAAGTTTGGAAGCGGAACAGGAAAAAAAGGTGGCTTAACAAATGGGATTGATAAATGGGTTAGGAGAAGAGGTTTTCAGTTTAGGGATAAGAAAGGTAAATTTTTAAGTTATCAATCAACTGCTTTTTTAATTACAAGAAGTATATATAATAAAGGAATCAAGCCAAGTATGTTTTTTACTAAACCATTTGAGAAAGCATTTGCAGGATTAAATGAAGACCTTATACAAGCGTTTGCATTAGATGTAACTAAATTTATGGAAACAACAATAAAAGACAATTTTAAAAAGTAACAAATGGCAATAAATACAAGAAGTCCTTATTATGTTAATACATCAATAACAGATACTTCATATACAACTTTAGACGTTTATATCTGGGAAGGTTCGGTTACTGCAACTACGACACCAAAATATAGTTTAAAAAAATATGCAATAATTGGCAGTAATTGGGTTGGATATGAGATTGCTGAATTAATAAGAGATTATATAGAGGTTATATTTGATGGAGATTATAATGGGCAATCAGTTTGGTACAAATCAATTATAAAGGTTTATAATTCTTCTGATGTGTTATTAAATACTATTGATTATACTACACAATCTGCATTTGATAGCTATTCTTATTTTGAAGAAAATGAATCATTTAATTTGGATTACAAATCTTTATTAATAACTAATAGAGAAATGTTTGTTTTAGCTGATAATGTTTTCAGAATACCAGTAAATACAATTAATGGTCCAACTGTTTTATTTTTAAAAAACGGAGAAGTAGTATCAACTCAAATATTAAGTTCTTCTACTGAGAGTTCTAATCAAATAAAATATATTTCCGTTGATGGTGGTGCAGGTAATTACGATTCTTTTAAAAGCCGAGTTTTAGAAGATAACGGAACTTTTGAAAATACTAAATGTCTTAAAGACTTTTTAAATGAGTTTGAAATTGGAGAAGTTGATACAGTAAGAATATCAGATATAAATGGTTTACAAACAATAAAAATAAAAACATTAGATGAATGTAAATACGAGCCAAAGAAAGTAACATTTATAAATAAATTTGGTGTATTACAAGATATGTTTTTCTTTAAAAAAGCAGTTGAAAAAATGACTGTTAAAAAGGAATCATACAAGGCTAACATAAGGAATCAATATGATTCTTATAGTATAAGTAGCCACGTTAATAGAGAGTTTAATGTAATTGGAAATGAAAGTATTTCTTTAAGTAGTGGGTATCTAAGCGAAGAATATAATGAAGTATTTAAACAACTTTTATTATCTGAGAAAGTATGGATAACAAATGTAACAGATACAGCTGTACAAGTACTTCCGTTAAACGTTATTACATCAAGTATAACTTATAAGACTTCTTTAAATGATAGACTTGTAGAATACACAATAGAGTTTAATAATTCATACGACACTATAAATAATATCAGATAAATGCAAACTATTCAACTATACATAGAAGGGCAAAGAGTAGATATTTTTAATGATGAGAGCGTAGTTGTTACCGACAGTATTAAAAACGTTATGGATATTGACAAAATATTCACAGAATTTTCTAGAACGTTTAGCGTACCAGCATCAAGTGTAAACAACAAGATATTTAAACACTATTACAACAACGATATACAAGGTGGATTTGATGCGAGGGTAAGAGTAAAAGCAAATTTAGAATTAAACTTTTTACCTTATAAAGATGGCTATATTAAATTAGAAGGAGTAGACTTAAAAGATAATAAAGCGCATACATATAAGATTACTTTTTTTGGAAATACTATTTCATTGAAGCAAACCATAGGCGATGACTTATTGTCAAATTTAAGCTGGTTAAGTAACTTTGATTTTGAAGAAGACGTGCAAAACCCGTTTCCTTTATATTTTAAACCTACTGATATTGAAAGATACTTAACAACAGTACAAGAAAAAACAGTAGACGGAGTAACATATACTTCTCCTGTACAAGTGCCTTTGTTGACCCATACGCAAAGATTGTTTTTTGACAGTAGTGCAGAGGTTGCAGATAGTGGTAATGTATCTTGGTCAGGTGCAGGTGGTATTCGTGGAGTTAAATGGAATGAATTAAAATACGCTTTGAAAGTTTTAATAATTATAAAGGCAATAGAAAAAAAGTATACTATACTATTTAGCACTGATTTTTTTAACAATACAAATGTTGCTATTAAAGATTTGTTTATGTGGATGCACCGAACAAAAGGAGTGGTTACTAATGGCGAACAATTAACCTCATTTAATTATGGAGTTACAGGTTTTACAGGAACAGATACGAACATCAGCGAAATAAGCAATACGGAATTAACGTTATTTCAAAGGCAACAAGTAAATGTTTTAGAATTAAGTGTAATACCCGCAGCAGGATTTACAACCATACCCTACTCTTTTATAGTTTTTAAGGGTGGTGTACCTGTTTATAATAGTGGGCGTGTTACAGGCTCACAGAATAACGTGGCTATTCCTATATTTTATGGCGAAGCGTATACTGTTCAAATTATAATAACCGATACAATTAACTTTAGTAACGTCGATTTCTTTGTTTCTGGGTTTGATTCCGATACACAATCGACTGTTACTGCTAATTATCCCACAGGTACGTTCTCTGTTTCGGCTCAATTTGAGTTTAATATGTTGCAACAAATACCTAATATGAAAGTTTTGGACTTTTTAACGTCTATTTTTAAAATGTTTAACCTTGTTGCATACGTAGAAGATGGTATAATAGTAGTAAAAACATTAGATTCTTATTATAGTGGCGGTGTTTCTTACGATATAACCAAGCATATTGACACAGAAAAGAGCCAATCAAATGTGGCGTTGCCATTTAGAGAGATTGTATACACTTATGAAGGGTTAGAGACTTACTTTGCATCGGTTCATAATCAATTATTTAATCAACAATGGGGTAAAATAGAGTATAAAACAGATTCAAACATTAAATTCTCTGGCGACATTTTTAATTATACGATTCCTTTTGAGCATATGAAGTTTGAGAAGCTAATAGATGCGGGCAATTCAGCACCAAAAGATATACAATGGGGGTTTTGTGTAGATGATAATCAAGAGCCTTATATAGGCAAACCAATACTATTTAATTTAGCGAGAAAAACAGCGTCAATGTCATTTGTTAATGGTGTTGACTCTTCTAATGTTGCAACCTCTAGCAAAGAAATAAGCAATTATTTTGCCCCTTGCAATAGTAATATGAATGTTGTTTCGTTTGCTAGTCAGCCATCTTTAAACTTTGACCAAGAGCCAGACGAATGGGAAGGTCGGGATAATACAAACACTTTATTTAAAGACTATCACAGCCAATCTATTACAAGTGTATTTAACGAATCAAACAGAATCACAAAGGCAACAGCATACTTACCTTTAAGCATTTTGTTAAATTACAACCTTGCTGATAAATTTATAATTTTTGGTAAGTCTTATAAAATAAATTCAATAACCACAAATTTAGAAAATGGCAAATCTGAACTAGAACTACTTAACGATTTATAAAATGATAAAAAATATACTATTCTTATTGCAACAAGCAAAAGGAGAAACAGAAAATATTAGAATTGCACAAGGTGGGTTAAAACTACCAACAACAATAAAGGAAGGATTCAAAGCACTTAAACAAGAAATAAAATGGCAGAAAAAATAATAATTGATTTAGATGTAAGTACTTCAAAAGGAAAGCAACAAGTCGATGAACTTAATAAAAGCATAAATAAAACTAATAAAGAAGTTACTGATGTAAGTGAAAGTTCAAAGCAATTAACATCTTCTTTGGATAGCGTTAGTGGTGGTGCTGTATCTGCTTTTAAAAATCTTAAAACTGGTTTATCTACTGCTGTTGGTGGATTTAATAGTTTAAAAGTTGCTATTATAGGTACAGGAATAGGTGCTTTAATTATAGCAATCTTAGCAGTAAAAGAAGCATTTACAAGTTCTGAGGAGGGGCAAAACAAGTTTGCCAAAATAATGGGTGTTATAGGCAGTATAACAGGTAACCTATCTGATTTACTTTCCGATTTAGGGATGAAAATTATTGAAGTTTTTGAAAACCCTAAAAAAGCAATTACTGATTTTGCTAATCTTATAAAAGATAATATTGTAAATAGGTTTAATGGATTACTAGAATTAATACCAGAGTTAGGAAGAGCAATTACTTTATTATTTAAAGGAGAATTTACCAAGGCTGGGGAGGTTGCTGCAAATGCATCGGCAAAAGTTGCTTTAGGGGTTGATAATATTGTACAAAAGACTAAAGAAGCAACCGAATCAACTAAGAAATTTATTGCTGAATCAGAAAGAGAGGCTAAAATCGCTTCAAAAATTGCTGACAATAGAGCAAAAGCGGACGAATTAGATAGAAAATTAATTGTTCAACGCTCAATAGCCGACAGAAATAGAGCGGATTTACTAGAAAAGGCACAACAAAGAGGTGTTTTTACAATAAAAGAACGAACAAAGTTTTTGCAAGATGCGTCAAAAATTGATGAGGACATTACTAATAAAGAAATAAAATCTGCAAGATTAAGATTTATTGCTATTGTAGAGGAAAATAAATTATCAAAATCTGGAAAAGAAGCAAAAGAAGCAGAGGCAAACGCTAAGGCAAAAATAATTGACTTAGAAACTGCAAGATTAAGAAAACAAAAACTTGTAACAAGTCAAATAACAGGTTTAATTGAACAAGAAGCATCTGCAAATAAAACAGCAAGTGATGCAAGAAAAAAGGTAATAGAAGATGAGCAAAAATTAAAAGAAGAAACAGAAAAAAAACAAATAGCAGACGATAATTTAAAAGCAAAAGAAAGACTTGATGCCTTAGAGGAAATTAGAAAAGCCGAAATTGATACAGAAGCTGAAAGACGAGCAGAGCAATTATTGCAGGTACAGTTGCAATACGATTTATTAATTCAAAAAGCTATACTATACAACCAAAGTACGAACGAATTAACAGAGGCGCAAAGAGTAAAGAAATTAGAATTACAAGTCGGATTTGATGAGCAAGACAAGAAAAGAGCAGACGATTTAATAAAAAATCAAATTGAAATTGCAGAGGTAGAAAGGAAACTGGCACACCAAAAAATAAAGGATAAGTCGATGGTAGTTGATGCTATTGCGCAATTTGCAGACGCAGAAAGCGGAATAGGTAAAGCCTTGTTAATATTAAAACAAGCCTTGGCATTAAAAGAAACTATAATGGATATTAAACGTATTACATTTAAAGGAATTGAGGCAGTAGGTTCTGCGGGTGTGGCGACTGCTGAAAACGTTGCTCAATCTTCGAAGATTGGTTTTCCTCAAAACCTTATAACAATTGCAGGTGCTATTGCTCAAGGTGTAGGGATTATAAGCTCTGTTAAATCTGCGGTTTCTAAAACTAAAGCAGGTGCAATAAGTTCGGGAATAGGAGTTCCAAATATATCTACTCCAAACATTCCAAGTTTGCCACCAGCCTTTAATGTAGTTGGCGCAAGTAGTACAAATCAGTTAGCAGATGCTATTGGTGGTCAATCGAAAGAGCCTGTTAAGGCTTATGTAGTTTCAAATGATGTAACTTCTGCACAATCTATGGATAGAAATATTGTAAACGGGGCATCTATTTAAAATG